ACAAGTTTTAAGTGTTTTCGATGTAACCGAAAAAGAGTGTAAATTTGCAAAAAATTGCATTTATTTGGGAGCAACCATTAGTTACGATAACTATCAGGTAGTATTTGAAGTAAAATACATCAAAAGTAATGGTCGGTGGCATATTCAAAAGTTTCTGGCGCAAGGATGTGAGACTTTTTCAGATTCCTTAACTCAAGGTATAAAAACCATCGACAAACAAACTACAGACTCTATTAACAATGAGTTACAAGTTTTCCATAAAATTCAGGAAGGACGGAAAAAAGCTGTTTTTCAAGAGTTTTTTAAGCTTTTAGAGGAACTAAAAAAACAGAAAATAAATAGAGGAAAATTATGTTATCGTTTCAAGAGTTTCAATCTGCAATCAAAGAAAATATTCCCTATTATCTTTGGGAATTTGAGCAAAAGCAATCTTCTGACAATAATGGCGAATATTGGGCAAAAATAAAAAACTCACGGATAGGAGTATGTTATCTTTGTCGATTGAATAGATTTATCGTTATTCTGCAAAATAATGGTAAAATTTATAAGGATCAAACAACTATAGCTGCAAGTATTAAGTTTATTCACGATGTCGTTGTTAACTATATTCAACTAGGGTTTTAGTGTAATGATTATGGGGATTGCCGACTATCCGTAAGTGACTAATTTAAACTTGTTATAATAGCTGTAAGTTATTCTTACAGCTATTTTTTAATGATCAACTGGAATCTGGGAAAACAATTAGCTATTGAGTCTTTTGATGAGATGGTGGGCGAATTTGCCCAAGAAATTAACTTTCAGATAAAAGATAATAAATGGCCTTGGCCGCGGGAAACCGTGCGAAAAAATGATAGTGTAGTTGGCTCACCTCGGGACATTGTAGATACAGGTGAGTTAAAAAATAGCCAATTTATTGAAGATGTTTCGGATACCTACAAAGTAGTCGGTTATACGGCTGACCACGCCGCTCTTGTCCATGAAGGGTATCAAATAGAGCGCAACGATGGGACGGTGACAGACGTTCCCGCCCGACCTTTTATAGACACGGCTATAGAAGACTATAATCCAATTGAAGCTTATAGTGAAATCTTAAAGGAAAAATTAAATGAGTGAATCAGAATTAAGAGATATTTTGTTAGGTATTAGAAACAATTTAAAAATACTTATTGGTACTGATTTAGGTAAATACGAGATAACAAGCCCTACAGGGCAAAAATTAAACGAAATTGACGCTATCTGGGTAGAACCTCCCGAACTACCCGCTAACTACAAAGTAAAGCCTAATAGTGGAATTGAGGCAATTATTCAGAGGGAACCCGACCCCTATCACGAAAATCTATTAGGCTATACCGTAGGCATAAATAACTATTGTATTACTTTAAAGCAGTACAATTTAGAAAAATCTCTAACGCCGGTAATCGAAAGACTTAAATCCTCTCGTTACTGGAATTTTCTAGATCAGCCGCGCCTAACCCCCTACGCCAAAACTTCTGAAGGAATCATTAGACCAAAAGCGACCTTTAAAATCACTACTGCTAGGCTTTTAGATTTTTAGAGTACATAAATACTAAACTTTCTAAACTTTATAGTACAATGTAACTAGAAAAGTTTAGTCAGTGATCAGAATGTCCAATCAGATTTTAGAACTCAATCGGAGTGACAACCTCACCCCATCCCGTGATACGCGATTTTTTATCTCTGGTGTTTACGGATTCGGAGAAGATCCTCCTACACGAGAAGCTGATTTAGCTGCTGCGGTTGTCTTGGGTGATACGACCCTCACTGTAGCTACGGGGGGATTTGGTAGAATCCTTTACCCTGGCACACTGATCTATCTCGGTGCTAGTAGCACCGACTACGTTGTGGTTCGCACCAAAACCACATCCGCTCAGACAGCAATTCAGATCGAGCCAGCTAAAGTCGCCGCAACCCTTGCTACCCCTGCACAAAAATGCACACTTAAATCTTGGGTTCCGCTTATAAGCGCAAAAACCTTTAATGTTGATACCTCTACTACTGAGGTAAGTGATAGTGTTTTCACCGAAATTGCGGTTGAAAAATTTATCTCCGAGATTATGAGTACCGGATCGGTATCGGGTGCGATTGTACATGGTGATCCTGGTTATGAAATTGTTAAAGCCGCAGAGCAAAAAGGTGCACGAATTTATCTCGAAATCATCTACATGGGACAGCGCGGCGGGTTAGGATTCCAAGCACATGTCTCTCAAAATGTTAATGGAGACAAAGGCAGCTACTTACAGGGGAATATCACACTAACTATTAGTGGCAATGTGTTCGACATTAAACCGATGGCAACGTCGCCATTCTCTCCTAATGTAGCCGATGACCTCAATTAAAACGATTAACCTTCTTGTTGATGAAAACGAAGAGGTGATGTTAGTTAATTGCAAAATAATTAATAATTACCTCTTATTTTCTCTCGGTACGTTTGATCGAGAAATAAGCCAACAGGAAAAAATATTAATTGAACCACCAGACGGAACAAAAGACCAAGAAAGAATACAGGTATCCGTAACCCTCGATCCTCTGTGGTTAAATACTCAACAAAGTGCAAAAAGAAATCAAAAGGTAAAAATAAATGGCAAAGTTAAGCGTATTAGGAAAAGTGAAATTTAACGAAACATTCTTTTTCCCTTTAAAAAAAGAGTGGCTTTATTATATCCAAGACAATGATGCTTTATTAGAAAAGATAGACGCAATCGCTACTGAAGAAAACGGGGAAATTGGGATTAAGTTTTTAAAACGGTACGGAATTAATCCAAAAGAAAATGAAACAGTTAAGGAATACCTAGAAGCGCGGGAAAAAGCTGATAAAGCTTACCTTGAGAGAATTAAAGCCATTGGGCAAAAAACGGGGCTGTCCACCTCTGAAATTGAAGGAGTAGTAGTTAACGACGGTTCGATCCGAGAACGTATTGAACAGGTCATGGTTGATGCCCTTGATACTGTCAAATCTGACAGCGTAGAGCAAAAAGTAGAAACTGCTGCTATTGTGCAGCAATCGATATTAAACAACCGTAAGAAAACAAGAGAATTGACACGAGAATCAATAGAACTCGTAGAACCCTATCTCGATGAATTGAACGCTTTATTTAAAGATCGGGAAACAACCTATGAAACTTACAATAGAGCCTTATTAGCTAATTTTCTTGGCAGCCCTCGCCGGGTAGTCAAGCTCAAAGATAAATCATCTGTTGACTTTACTATAGAAGACATTAATGATATGTCTCAGTTTATGGTAGTAAAACTCTATCAAGACTATCTCTGGCAAGACATAACCCAGTGGCAAACCCCAGAACCTGAAAAACCAGAACCTGAAAAATCAGAATCAGAATCAACGGAGGATGACGAAAAAAACGAATAGATGACGCAATTAATGCGCGGTTAGAGGCAATCGCTAACCCCATTAATTGGGAAGAAATCTATTACAAATGGTGTGCGTGGGGATTGCCTATTGAGGAGTGGGAAGAGTGGCCAGACTGGTTAATCCTAAAAAAATATTCAGGGATTCAAAAAATCAAGGCAGAAGAGATTAATTCGCTATCAGGTACAGTTAGTCAGATTGCCGCTATGGTTCACGCCTACCTAATAGCACAATCTAAGGAAGGTTCTAAGTCACAAAGTCTCAATCCTAGTGATTTTCTGCCTTATCAGTTCAAAGAAAATAAAAAATATTTTCTCTGGACAAGTGCCAGTCTTCGCCACTCAGATAATAGTCGATTGCGGACTATACGACGAAATAATTCAATTAATAGGGGAGAAAAGCTAATGTCTTTATCGCTTGGTACTTTAGAAATCGGTCTAGGGCTAAATACAGCCCAATATGATAGCGGTATCAAATCGGCTAAAGACAAACTTTCTTCTCTAGAGCGTCGTGTCGATGAAATTAGTTCAACCGTAATGAAAATAAAAGTTGGTGTTGATGATAGCCAGCTTTATAAACTAAACGATCATTTGAATATAAAAACAAGCCATTTAGAAGAAGTTGTAAACTTTTATAAAGCAAATCCTATCAAAGTATTTGTCGATGATGAATCTCTTGATATTTTAAATCAAAAACTTGACAATCTTAGCAAGCAAGACATTAATTTATCTTCTAGTAGCGGAGAACAAATTGGGCAACAACTTTTTGATGGGATCGAAAAAGCTCTTTCTGATCTAGGTAACGTTGTTAGCGCACCACTAAAATCAGTTTTTACAGGAGTTTTTGAAGGGATAGGGAATGAAATAAGTAAGAATTTTACTAGAAATGCAATAAATTCTTTTACTTCTTCTATGGGAATTCCTTCGTTAGGAGATTTAGGAAATATATCAGGGGAAGAAATAGGGGTATCATTTGGAGGTAAAAGAAAATCTACTAAAAAACCGACTAAGAAAAAAAACAATAAACAGGACAAAGATTTCTTAGAAACATTAATTGACACTGGATTTGATATAGCCGTTGATGCTATTCCAGTTAACAATAGCAAACTTAAAAAATTAATCAAAACAGTATTACAAAGAGAGATTGATAACGCAGTATCATCTGCAAGAAATGAAACTGCTAAAGTATCTAGTAACAATAACGTAGCTTCGTCTGTTAACAAAGCTAGTCAAGATATTGTAACAGCAGTAAAAAGAGTAGAGGATGCTGTACGGGGTGGTAACAATACTCTTATTGATCCTTGGTCTGATACACAAACTAAGGATATGTGGGGCGGCGAACCTGACATAGTTAAACGTCAGCGAAAAGAGATAGATCGAGCTTTACAGCAAAAATCACTACCACCTTCTCCTGATAGGTTAAACAGAATTTCCAATACTCCTTCACCGTCTTTTTTTCAAGAAAAAGTCAACGCTTTAGCTGTCACAGCTAAATCAAGATTAGAAGATGCCTTAGTTTCGCGACTTGGTACTCCTGACAAATCAGGAACAATTCAGCATCTTAGCGGGAATGAAAATTTTGCAGAATTATTACAATTAACTCTTGTAAAAGAATTAAAAACAGCAGGACTTCTACTTTCAAAAGCTTTTCAAGACACATCTCTTGACGTTGTTAAATTTGGTCAAGTCGTTTACTCCGTAATGCAAGCGTTAGAGCGTCCAGTAATGGCTTTACCCGGTGCTGCAATGGGTAAAAAAGCTATTCAGGTAGGGGGAACGGCTGCTATGGGAGCCGCAGCTATCCATGCCCTACCCATGGGTCTTGATACGGCAGTTGTAGAGTCGATGCGAACGATTCTATCAGAAGCATTAAGTGCAGGCGGGACACAAATGCTTCACGCAGTACAGGCTCAAATGACCTCTGTTTTTAATGGATTGCCTTTTGGAATTGGGCAGCAATTAACTACGGCAGTCATGCAATTAGTCACGGAACTAACTAACGGCACGATAAATGTTTTAGCGTCAGGCGGGGCGATTGCGGGATCTTCTTTAGCTGCTGGTGAAGGTGTTAAAAAACTTTTGGGAGCGGCTACCAGCAATGTTCCCAAATTAGTCAGCACAGAAGAACAGCAAAGAATTGAAGGTAAAACCCAAAAAGCCTTAAAAGCAGCAAAAAGTAAAGCTGATTCTCTGATTACTACTGAAATAACTCCATATTTTGATGAGAAAGTCTTCCCAGCAAGCAACCCTATCCCAGCTAACATCAAGGCAATTAACCCAGAATATTACACAGTAAAACAATTACGAGGATTAGCTAGGAATCAGGGGATTAATGTACCAGCATCGGGAGTAGGAGTCAAAAAAGAAGAAATATGGAAAGCATTAACCAAAAGATTTGACCCTGACCAACTAACCCGTCTTTTATTAACAACAAAAGCAAGCGATAGAACAAAATTAGGGAAAAAAGAACTTAGTGGATTCCAAATCCCTACTACAGAAATCCCTACTGATTTTACCAAAAGAATTGGCAGTGGTATAAAAAACATTGGACAAGAAATTAATACTACTAAAGATATTCAATCTTTAGAGCGTCTTTACTTTCAATTAGAAAAAGTTAAAAAAGGAATTATAGCTTTAAGAGCTAATCCCGAATTTAACACAACAAGTATTAATAAATCATTAAGCGGCTTTTTGCAGTCAGTTGACAATTTACAGATACAAATTCTTACTAAAAGTGGATTAGAGTCGGGTAAAGATTATCAGCAAGGATTAAAGCTAGGGTTATCGGGCGATAGCGCACAGAAAATAGCCCACCAGAACGCTCTTAAAATAGTTGACGAGACAAATAAAGGATTGGGGAATGCTTCACCTTCCAAAAAAGGTAAAAAATCAGGTGAAGATTACATAAAAGGGGTTGAGATTGGAGCAGAAAACCAGTCTAAAAGTTTGTTTAAAAAAGTATTAGATATTGGTGAAAAAACAGCCGAAATTCTTACAACTGACATAACTAAACTTGGTAAAAATAAAGATGCACCATTGCCAAATGAAGTCCAAGAAATAGTTGATTATTTTGCAGAGTCAAAACCCTCAGAAGAAGAGCTTTATAAAAAAGGACAGATTCACGATTTTAGCGCATCTATCCCTGAATTCAAAGGACATAAAGATAAAAATATTCTTTCTGATGTACTTTTAAAGGAATACGTTAATCTTCCACTTGATCAAGATTTTGTGGCAAATTATCAAAAAATCAAAACAGATATTAACAAAGCTCAAACAATTAAAAATTCTCAACAAAGAGAAGAGTTTCTGCAAGAATCGCTAAGTCATTTACCTTTTTACACGGAAGAAGAAAAACAAAACAGAAAAGGCTCTATCAAAGGAAGTTTGTCGTTAGCAGATATTACGGAGCCTCTTGATTTTTACGAAGATCAATTTTCCCGCAAAGCTGAAAGATTAGGAGAAAAAGCGCGACTTGATTCAGATTATTTTGAACGAATAAAATATTACGAACAAAAATTTCCAGAACAATCGTCAAAAAGACTCGATTTTAGTAGTAGTGCATCATGGACAGAAGGTCAAGGGAAAGCAAGAAGCGTAGAAATTGAATACTATAAGCAAGAAATTAAAGTACTCTTAGACGCAATTAATCAAGCTGAGAAACAGATTGCGATCCAAGACATAGAAAAAGGTCAGTTTAGTATCGATAAAACTTATTCGCAGCATAATCAAGATTTAGATTCTCGAGACTCATTAGGGTTTGATTTAGCTCATCGTGAAGACGTTATTAACAAGGTAGTTGACGAAATGTTAACTAATAGGCATTGGAGTGATAAAAAAGACAAGGAAAATTATGATTACGCTACTATTAAAAGTTATTTTGCAGTAGGTGATGATTTTGATGAGCAGCTAGGTTTTTATAGTATAGCTGAAAAACTAGCATCTGAAACTTCAAAAATAAAAGACCCGTCTAAACTCAAGAAATTTGTTACCCAAGAAATGGAATCTTTTCCTGTAATTGAAAGACAGCCGTTTCTTGACAAAATACAAGGAGAATACGCATATCGTAAAAATTACGATAGAAAAGATTTTAGCGAAGGCATAACAAATACAGAAGCGGATTTATTAGCTGATAGAATTAGAAAACTCAAGAAAATAGTTCAATCTATGGTCAAAAAGATTGACGAGATTTATCTTGAAGCAGGACAAGATTATCAGGAATTACTAAAAATAGAATTCGCCGAAAACGAAGCTAGAGATATTTCTATTGGCAAGCCAGTAAAAGGAGCGATTTCTGCTGGTGTTGAAGTTATAACAGAAGAGTCCTTTGACGGTAAAAAACTAGGATCAATCCCTAAAACACAAAAATCTTTAGAAAAAATAATTGACGTTTACGCTGAAACGGTTAAAGAAGCAGAGCAAAAAGCTTTACCTCCTAGTATTAATTTTAGTTCAATTTCTGATCCTTGTAATGACATCCAAAAACCAATAAAAAAAGAAACTACTAATTATATTGACGGTTACGCTGAAGCTATTAATCAAAAGCTTTTACCTCCTGCTACTAACTTTAGCTCAAGCCTTAAACCGATTGGTAATCAACAAGCTTTTAACCAAATTCTATCATTTAATCAACAGTTAAAACTTTTACCGTTAAAAAATTCAATAATACCAGAAGTTATTATTGACAAAAAAATTGAAAAAGCATCTAAAAAACCAGAAGAAATAGTTATTGACGTTTATGCTGAAACTGTTAAAGAATTTGAACAGAAAGCTTTACCTTCTGCTACTAATCTTTCAGTTCCTAATTTATCGGAAATTATAAATAAATCAGTTATTGACGTTTATGCTGAAACTATTAAGGAATTTAAACAAAAAGTTTTACCTCTTGCTACTAACACAGTGCAATCAACTGTTGCTCAAGTATTAGCGATAACAGAATCTGGGCAATCTAGTATTGAAATTGAAAAGATGTTATTCGATGAAGTAGAAATATCGACAACGCAAAAAGCACCGGATGAATTACTATCTGACGAATTATCCAAAAAAGATGCGGAACGTACTCGTAAACATAAAGCAGAAAAAGAAGCATGGGCAAAATTATGGACAAATCATGAAGCGCAGAAAAAAGCTAGCACACAACAGCTAGTTCCCGTTAACTCAGAAATTAGTAATAAAAATTTAAAAGAAAAACTAGAAAAGATCGGAGAAATAAGAAAAAATGTTGATCACACGATCAAAGAATCTCAAGAATTAATTAAATCTGCACAATCATCTGAACAGAAGACTTTACCTCCTGTCAATAAATTAGCAACGGAACCAAGTCTTAAAAAATCTTTAACTGTTCAAGAGTACAGCAGATCTTTATATAGCTACTTAGGTCAACAGGTTAAAAAAGCAGAAAAATCTGTTGAACAAAAAATTGCACAAAAGAACTTATCATCTAATGAACCTGTTAAGGTTCAAATTAATCAGCCTAAAGAAACTAAACCATCTAATGAACCTGTTAAGGTTAAGATTGTATCTAGTAGTGATTCTGGTAGTGGACAACCACCTAAACCTCCTAAACCTCCTACAATTTCATCTCAACCATCTCCTGATGACGATAACAATAAATCGTCAGGGCAAAAAGTTAAAGTTAAAGCAGTATCAAATATTTCAAAAGAAGCTACTCAAAATACTTCCGAACAAGTTAAAAACGAGACTAAGCAAACAACTCGGACTTTTTTAGAAAAAATATTTGGTAAACCAGGAGATGATTTTCGTCGGAGAAGAGAAGAAGTCAATCGCCGACGAGAAGCTGATCCTACATCGGTTTCATATTGGGATGAATTTTTCCGCAAGTTAATAAATAAAGCTGGCAGTAAGATATACCCAGAAGGAACTGCTTCTGAAAGAAGAACAGTTTTAGGAGAAGTTACTTCAACTGGTGTAGCAATGGCGACTGCTTTTGCCCCTATATCAACAGCGCAAATAGCAACTCTTTTTCCGTTAGTTCTCCCGGCTATTCCAGCTATTATTTCTAGCCTAGGTGTGTTCAATATGCTTTCTCCGGCTTTTCAAGGAGGGGCTGATCGGATAACTCAAACAGAAACCATAAATTCTCGATTAAATGCTCTTACTGGGAATCCCGACTTATCAGGGAAAGAATACGAATACTTAAAAGAATTAGCTGACAAATATCGGGTGTCTTTACAATCACTTTCCGAGGGATACACTCAGTTAGCAATCGCCGCTAGAGGAACTAAATTAGAAGGCGATCCAGTTAAAGATTTGTTTGAAGGAATTACGGCATCTGTCAAAGCATTACGGTTAAATACTGCTGATACCTCGCTTGTTTTAAATGCCTATACCCAAATTCTTAGCAAAGGCAAAGTCTCAATGGAAGAATTGAGGCAGCAGCTGGGCGAGAAATTTCCACCAGCAATGCAAGTATTTTCTAAAGCATTAGGGCTATCTACAGCAGAATTTAACACTCTTGTTTCAAAGGGTGCTATTTTATCCGAAGATATTTTACCAAAAGTCGGTAAAATATTAAAAAGCGATTTTGGTTTTTCGGCTCTTGCGTTTTCTAATGATTTTACAAGTTCTTTAGCCGCACTTGAAACATCTGGATTTGAGTTTTCGCGTAAATTTGCAGAAACATTTGGTCCAGCTTACGCCGCTATTACTAATTTAGGAGCAAATACTTTACGAATAGTTTCCGATAATTTTAGGACTATTCTAGAACTTGCTACGGCATTATCTATAGGTGTTGCTGCTCAGATTGCAGTCGGGTTGCAGCAGATACTGATAGTTCCTGCTATTGCTACTAAATTAGCACCAGTACAAGCTGCTATTCTTTCAACATGGAAGACTGTATTAACAGGAATTTCACCTTTTATAGTAGGGACCTTTGCGGATATTTTAAGCTACGCACTAGGGGCAGACCAATCGATTTTCCAAAATATTACTTCAGGGATCAAAAACGCAATTGAATCAGGAATAAAAGCAGTTGATGCGGCAAAAGTCAACCTAACAGGAATAAGCTTTTTTGATCCTGGTTGGTCAAAAATAGGAATACCAGACAAAGAAGTTCAAGGGTTAACAGGAATGCTTTTAAAAATTCCTAAAGCTTTTGGTGATGCTGGATCAGCCTTAGTCAATTTCTTTAAAACTATTCCTTCTGGCGTAGTAGAACTAATAGCACTTGTTTTAACCTTTGAACAATTAAGTGCTTTATATAAACTTTATTTAGTCCCAATGGGAACTGGGTTAAAAGCTACTTTTATAGAACTAGGAAAAGCCATTTACCAAGCATTTTTATCTAATAATGCTTTTCTTGGGCATTTAAGAGCGTTATTCCCCGCTTCAGGTACGCTTGCTGAAAGATTTGTTTTCATGCGTCAACAAATTCTTGGATTTGCTACTACTACGTCATTAGCCAGCGCATCGTTAAACGTACTTAAGGCAGCTAGTCTAGCTTTTATTGGGGTTGCGTCAAAATTAGCCCTACCTCTTGCTTTTCTTTCGTTTGCTAATGGCGATTTTACTAATCAATTAATGGACGATTTTCGTAAATTTGAAAATAACGCAATTTCAAATATAGAAAATATTCAAAAAGCCTTAGATGGGTTAACAGCACCAAAATTAAAAATAGAAATAGATAGTCCTACGGAGCTTCCGTCTAAAGGGATAGAATTAAATCCATTAAAAACATTGAACTTATCTGATAAAAGTTACAAATCAGACGATCTAACAAAAAGTATTAACCGTGACCCAGCTTTGGCTAGTTTTATAAAATTTGTATCAAATCCAATTAGCCCTGATCTTGCAAATAAAGAAGTTAAAGACGCTAAAAAACAAGCTAATGCTTTGGGAATTGGGAATTATTTTTCAGACAATCAAGAGTTTCTTGCTCAATCACAAACAAATTTATTATCAACTGCTCAAAAATACAAACAATTCGGAGAAAATCTAAACAACTCATCTTTAGGAAAAGTTGGATTAACTGACCCTCGTAACGTAGGTAAATTTATCGATACTACTAGACCAGTAGTCAATGATTTAAAAATAATTGATGCTACAATTCAAAGATTATCAAAACAAAGAATTGCGCTAGGACTAGAGAATACTACCGATGCTCGCAACGAAATCAAAAAAATTGACGATCAAATTGGAATTTTACTTAAAAAGCGTAAAGATACAGCCAAACCTTTACAAGAGGTTATGGATTTTGACTCTATTAGAATTGGGCTACAGGAACAAATTAAACAAATTGACGAATCTGACTATCCAGAACAAGCAAAACGATCATTAAAAGCTTTACTACAGCCTACTTTAGACAATCTCAGCAAAGTTAAATCTGAAATAGATAAAGCTGGAATTAGCACAATCTTAGAACCTTTAGAATCAATATGGCAATCTACAATTGACCGACTAAGTGATGCCGAAAAAACATTTAACAAAATATTAAATAAAATTGAAATCAGAACTTCTGGTACACAATTAGATTTATATACAAAAAACTTAGACCCTGCAGCAGTGCAAGAGTCTCAAGCTAAAATTGATATTAATAAACAAAAAGAAACTGTCAAAGCATTACAAACAATTTTACAAGAAAGACAATCTGCACTTTCTAATTTACTTTCTATTCCAAATGTAGAGAATAATGACGCAAGAAAACAAGAGATTGATGACCTCAGAGAAAAAGTGACAGATTCAGAAAAAGAACTAGCATCAGCTAGATTATCTCTTGCTAAGTCTGAATATGACGCTACTCAAGATAGACTAAGAAAACAGCAGTCAGAAACTAAATTAAGAATAGATTCTGAAATTGCAAGAAAACGTATTGACGTAATTCGTGCTAATCCGTTTGGCGGTGTTAATGCTTCTTTAAGAAATGCTGAAATAGATGTAGAAGAAAGGATTCAAGCTATTGGATTACTTTATCAGCAACTAGCAGATAATACTGGTAATCCGATAGAAATTAAATCACAAATCGTTGCAGCAGAATTAGCCCTAGAACAAGCCCGCGCTAACCTATTACAGCAACAAACCTCGCTACAAGACTATTACCGCAACCTTGACCGTCAGATACTTGACTTCAATCGTCAGATTGAGGATTACAGAAGACAGATTGAAGATGCTCAACTATCAGCATTTAAAGAGAATCGTTCCCTATCTGAAAGTTACAGTGATTTAGTCAGAGAACTCGATAAGAACCTCTTAAATGCCCAAAATCAGTTACTGGATACGACTGATAGAATCAGGGTACAGCAAGTCAAAAACCGGTTATTAATACCCGGTACAAGTGACGCTGGTAAAGAGTTAGGGGACATTTTCCTAGAATTTGTCCAGGGACAAGCTGACCTTGCCAGTCGCGGTCGCACCTTCCAATCCCGAACCGAGGAGATTGAAACTTCCTATATTTCTACCCTAAGAAATATTCGC